ATGCAAGACCAGGGTGCGCGGCCCGAAACCGAGTGGGGTGGCGGCAACAAGATCAACAGGAACACGATCGAGCTGGAGGTCGCTGAGCCTGACAGCATGGAGCTGGGAGATGACGACGAGCCATCATCCGAGAATTGGGAATCACGTGCCGGGAGACCGGCCGGCGATGAGGTCGCCCGCCGGGCACGCGCGCGGATTGCGTGCGATCTGCTGCTGGCGCGGCTTTACAAATATCATCCCGACCACGCGCTTGTGCATCTGAGGGGCATCGAGCCGCGCGTCGCTGATCTGGATGTGCCGATCGCACCGGAAATCATGTGTGCGCAAGACGATGAAAAGCAGGACGACAAAGAGACGACAGTGCAGCAGCTCCGCGGTACGCCGGATATTTCGTTGATCCTGCAGAAGGTCGCAAATTTCTACAGCATATCGGTCGCAGAGCTCTGCTCGCACGAGCGCACCGCAACTCTCGCCGAGTCGCGTCATGTGGCGATGTATCTCGCCCGGAGCATGACTCAATGTTCGCTCAAAGTGATCGGCGCGAGGATGGGGGGACGCGATCACACCACCGTGCATCATTCTCTTCGGAAGGTCGACCGGCTGGTCGCCGCGAAGGCGAGTGCGAAAGCGGAGATCGAGGCGATCGCAAGTCAGATCCGCGCCGCGTTGCAGCTGAAGGCTCACGCGACGGCAAGTGCGTCAGACGGCATCGGGCGGTGAAGATGAAATTCGAGCGGCGCCAAATCGCAACTCCAAGAGGAACGAGGATCCTGATGGTCGGGCGGAAGCGAAAGATAGACGCATTGCGAAATGCCTCAGGCGTTTCGATCGATCACAAGCGGGCACAACGGCTCGACTACGAAGCGCGGCTCGCGCGCCGGGCGCGCGATCTGGTTGCTGATGGTGTCAATCCTGCGAATGCGCCCGATCGATTGTCCGGCTTCACGCTTGGGCGGCTGCTGCTGCGCTGGCGCGCCTGCAAAAGCGACCCGAGCGGCCTGTCGCAGAAGCAGTATGATACCGGGCAGCGGCTTGCCGGCATCATCTGCCGTCATGCCGCCCTGCATGGCTACAGCCTCAATGTCCGGTCGCCGGCCTTCGTCATCCTCGGAGGCCAGGATTGCTCTCCGTCGCCGGACGAGGAGCGCATCGCGCAGATTCGGGCTGAATTCACGGTTTGCTACGACGCGATCATGCGGGTCTGCCGCGAGCACGATCTCCGCGCTCGCGATCTGGTCTACGGCGTGTGCGTGCAGAACTGGCCGGTCGGGATGATCACCGATCAATTCGGGCTGCTGCGATTGGTGTTGAACGAGGTCGGCGGCGCGCTGCGGGCCATGGACAAGGAGCGGGGCAGGGGCGGATGAGCGCCTCGTCGCTGTCATCGCCGTCGCACGGACCGGTATCATCGTCCGTTCTTGTTGGGAGAAGCACAGGATACGTCTGTGCTTCCGTGCGCTTCACTCCACTGCGCAGCGGCTTCCATGTGAATGTGGCGAGACGGTTTCCACATTGAGCCTGGTGGGTTCCAGATCGCCAAAATTCTGCCTCATCCACGGCCACGATCATACATTCAAGACATGGGGACGTGGCGTGCTTGATCGATCCAATGCGCGGGCAAACCAACCAGGCCCGCGGGATGTACCTCATCTGCTGGAATGGCATTCCTGGCATTGCGTCGGCCTTGCCGATGCCTGCGAGAATGCCCGCGTGAAGAAGATCCTGCGTCTTCTCGCGGCCGATCTTGCGATCGAGGCCGAAACGCTCCGCCGGCAATGGCAGGAGCGTGATATGGCCGAGCTGATGCCTGACGGCGAGCGGTTGCATTTCTTGAGGATCGATATGCGCGGCGATCGCCCGGCGTCGCGGTTGCGGTTTGCGGCTGATCGCGCGTAGCAGTGGTTGGCGATCTGTCCCGACGACGCGCCTTGGGGCGAGCGCGAGGCAGTGTTGACAGACCTTGCAAACAGCCCACCTCTATTTGACTCCGCGTCCTCGCTACGCGATGAACTAATGCAGCATGCGACTTTGTGCCCCGGCCTAAGCGGCCGGGTTTTTCTTTCGGCATGCTGCGAATGCTTGTGCGGCACCGGGCGCTGCTGGGCCGCTCATGAATTGGAGAGCATCGAACAACATCGCGCATAACACTCGGGCGGCGAATGCCGCAACGGAAAGAAAACCGCGCAATGTTGACAGACCTTGCAAATGGGCCTCGGTGTTTGACATCCAGCGCCCGATGCACGATGGATAAATGCAGCATGCGCTTTTGCGCCCCGGCCCAGCGGCCGGGTTTTATTTTGCTCGCACGCAAACTGCCGCGGGGCTTCTGCCGTCTCGGCAAACCGCAACGAATCCCAATCCATTTCCGCCACCGAGCCCGCCCGGTTCATCAAGACTGTTCATGCCTGTTGTGTCTGATGGTGAGCCGGATCGCATCGATCCCTCACAGGAAGCGGAATTGGCACGTATAAAGGCGGCCCGGAGGACGGCCGATACAGTGCGGCCATTTGGAGGTCGTCGTGAAGGTGAACTGACGCAACTGCAGGAAGATTTAATAGTCCCGAAAACGCCGCTCGATTTTGCGCTGCTCTTTGCCGGCGGTCCGTTTGGACGTGGCGTCAAGCTTGGTGCTTTGACTCTCGGTGCTTTGCTAAACTCTACTTCCGATGCCCAGGCCGGGCCGCTTACCCGATTCATCGGAGCGAATTGGGCAGGCCAAGTTGCCAAGGCTCGCCGCGCCGGATTTCATCCCGATCTGTATAGCGCTCATGGTACAGATCACACTCCGATCAGCGCATTTGATCCAGCGATGCTCGGCACTGGAACCAGAGCACCGCCCGCGCACAAGGGCTTTTGGATGGCGCCCATCGTAGACAATGATGCGGCGATAGCGAATTTCTTTGCCAAGCTTGCAGCGAATAGAACAGGCGGCCGCCCAGCTATGGTGCCGATTTGGCCCAGGGCCGACAAGCTCCACCGACTGAATTTGGAAGGTCAAGGACCGCACGAGATTGCTGAAAATATCGCAGAGTACTGGGACAAAGGCTATGACGCATTGCTTATGGAAAACCACCGTATCAGGCGCGGCCTTAAAGGGCAGACTCTCATAGTAAAAACCGCCCCGCAGTTGCGCTTTCCTTGGGCGGAGTTTGACTTGGCGAAACGTCATCTGCCAAATCTTGCTGCCAGTCTGGCGGGCCTCGACTATTTCGGCGCAAACTATCCTGGCGGCGATTACTTCGAGTAGGATGGCACAACTCTCAACACCGCTTACGCGTGCGGCATAAAGCCCACGCTGGTTTCCTAGGATTCAGTTTTCTTTTCTGGATCCTCGGACTGTGCCAGAGATGTTGCGTGACTGTTTTCCTCGGCTGTCTTTGGTAGCGGGTTCTGTTCTGCCCATTCCCAATAGTTCTCAATTTCTGAAAGGGGAACGTCCTGGCCTGGGGCCAGTTTGAGGGGAGGATCGTTCGGGCCGCGCGGCGGCGGGTGCTGCAGAAAGTCGGGAAAAACCCACCGGGGCTGCGGCGCCAATTCTGACGAATCGTTGTTCTGATCAGCTGTTTCGATTTGCTCCAAAAATGTGAGACTTGCGATCAGTGAAGCTAGGTCTGGGTCTGGGGTTTTCTGTGACATGCTATTGTCCGCTGGGCGGCGCTGATTCAGATGCGGTATCCGCTCCGATTGTTTTTAAATATAGCATGGAAGGCTCAGAGAATCGATCCCTCGCGCCGCTTATGCCGCGAGGGTAATCGGGAGAAAATTGCGCAGTGTTGACGGACCTTGCAAAGGCAGCTCGGGCGTTTGACATCCAGCGCCGGATGCGCGACGTATAAATGCAGCATGCGGTTTTGCGCCCCGGCCTAACGAGCCGGGGTTTTGCTTTTCGGCCTGCGCCTCCACCGCCATCTGCGCCCAGAACTCTATCGCTTCCTGCTCATCAACAGGTTGACCACCACCCATGCCCAAAATGACCGAGCTTGAACTCAAGGCGCTGCTCGACGCCGAGAAAGCTTCAGCGCTGTCGGCGCCGCAAGCGTCGCGGCTCAGCTCCGACCGCGAGCAAGCGCAGCGCTATTACATCGGCGACATGAGCCGCGATATGCCCTCGCTCGAAGGCCGCTCGTCGGCGGTCTCGACCGATGTCGCCGACACCATCGAAGGCCTGATGCCGACCCTGATGGACATTTTCTGCGGCGGCGACGAGGTGGTGCGGTTCGATCCGGTCGGGCCGGAGGATGTCAAGGCCGCCGAGCAGGAGACCGATTTCGTCAATCACGTCTTCATGCAGAAGAATCCGGGTTTTCTGATCCTCTACACGTTCATCAAGGATGCGCTGCTTTCCAAGACCGGTATCGTCAAGATCTGGACCGAGGAGGAGGTCAGCGAGGCCCGCGAGACCTATTACGACCAGCCCGAGGACATGGCGGCGTTGATCGTCGCCAATCCCGAGCTGGAGGTGGTCGCGCACACTGAACACGACGGCCTGCATGACATCACGGTGGTTCAGCGCAAGACCGTCAAGCATCACCGGGTTGCGCCGGTGCCGCCCGAGGAATTCGGCATCTCGCGCAACGCGCGAAGCATCAGGGACGCCGGCTACGTCTTTCACGAGGTCGAGCGCACCGAAGCCGATCTCATTGCCGAGGGCTATGACGCCGATCAGGTGAAAGACTTGCCGAGTTATACCGCGATCGCGACCGGCGAGCGCTGGGCGCGAGACTCTGTAGAGGAGGGCGAGCTCCAGCGCGGCGATAGCGGCCTCAACCGTGCCAACCGCGTCATCCGGGTCACCGAGCACTATGTGCGGATGGACTATGACGGGACTGGTCGCGCCAAGCTCTTTCGCGTGACGACGGCCGGGGAGGCTGGCGACATCCTGGTGAAGCAGGGTGAGCCGCAGGTGGTCGAGATCAACCGCATCCCGATGGCGGCCATGACGCCGATCATCGTGACGCATCGGTTCTTCGGCCGATCGGTCGCCGACCTGGTGATGGATATCCAGCGCATCAAGACCGCGCTGATCCGGGGGATGCTCGACAGCTCTTATCTGTCGGTGAACCCGCGAGTCGAGATCGCGGAGTCGCACGCGACTGAGACGACACTCGACGACATCCTCACCATGCGGCCCGGTATGCCGATCCGCACCAAGCAGCCAGGTGGGCTGATCTGGCAGCAGGTGCCGTTCGTCGGCGCCGATATGTTGCCGATCATCCAGTTCATGGACACGACGCGGGAATGGCGCACGGGCGTCAGCCGGCAGGGACAGGGCCTCGATCCGGGTGCCTTGCAGAACCAGGTGGCGACGATCGCCAACCAGATGTTCAACGCCGCCCAGGCCAAGGTGAAGCTCATTGCCCGGATCTTTGCCGAGACCGGCATGCGTGATCTGTTCTCACTGCTGCATGCCGAGGTTCGCGAGAACGGCGATGCGGCGCAGACAATCCGCTTGCGCAACCAATGGGTGATGGTCGATCCGACCGACTGGCGCGAGCGCAACGATCTCACCATCAACGTCGGTCTCGGCAACGGCTCGAAGGCCGAACAGCTTGCACATCTGCAGCTGATCATCGGCGCGCAGAAGGAAGCAATCGCCGCCGGCATGGTTAGCCCGAAGAATCTTTACGAGTCGGCGAAACAGCTGGTGCGGCTTGCCGGCTACAAGGACGCCGACGTCTACTTCACAGCGCCCGGACGTCCGCCCGATCCAAACGATCCGACGAGCGCGCCGGTTTCGCCTCCGGCCAATCATCAGGTTCAGGAAGTCCAGCTCAAGGCGCAGCTCGATCGAACTGCCGCCGAGCATCGGGCCGAGATCGAGAAGATTCAGGCACAGGCCGACATCGCAACGCAGGACCGCAAGACACAGGCCGAACTGGCGCTGATGGAGAAGAAGTTCGCACTCGAGAGCCAGATCGCGCTGATCGAGGCGCAGCTCAAGCGAGAGGATCATCAGCTCAAGATGCAGGCCCGGCAGCAGACGCATGATGCCGAGATGTCGCGGACGCAAGACAAGCATCGCGTTGCAATGGCTCAGGCGGACAGGACGGAAAGCCAATCATCCGACGGTCGGACGAGCGACCGCATGAACGACCAGGCACATCACAACACGGGGCAGCTATAATGCAGTACTTCGGAACCGGCCGGCTTGGCACGCATCAGAGCGCGGCCTATACCACCACCGCAGGAACGATCACCTCCGCGGTCGGATCACAGACCTACAAGGTTCGTATCGTCTGCACGACAGACGCCTTCGTGAAGGTCGGCGACGCTCCGACGGCGACCGCCTCCGACCCGCTGTTCCCGGCAAATTCGGTGGAATACGTCACCATCACGCCAGGGCAGAAGGTCTCGGCAGTGCAATCCGCTGCAGGCGGCACGCTCCACGTGACAGAGGTGGTCTGATGCCACGGTTCGGCGGCCTCGGCAGAAATTTCAATCGTCTGGGAGGCCCAGGAACGCCGGGGCCATTTGGATACGCTAATCTTGGTGCCGGGTTTCTCTCGAGTTGGAAGACAAAATTAGATCAGGTCAGGGCAGGCACGTCTCATGCGGTGGTGCTATGCCTTGGCGGCAGCACCATGCGCGGTGTCGGCGTCGGAACGGGCGCAAACTTCGATACCGGCGCCGATCCATTCGCCACTCCAAAGCTTCTGGCGGACGCGCTTGTCGCCAATGGCATTACCGCCATCCACAATGGCGCATGCGGAGGCAATCTCGGGCCGACCGGCACCGATAGCCGTGTTGTCCAGAACTCCGGCTGGAATCACGACTCAGGCTTTATCACGGTTGGCGGCTGTAACGGTGGAACATGTTATAACAACACGACTACGACCAATGCCTTGTCGTTTGCGCCGACTGGACAATTCGACACCATCGTAACTTGGTATGTCAGGGCATCGGGTCGCGCCACCTTCACGGTTGACGTGGACGGCGGCGCTCCGCTTGGTTCGATTAATTCAGACGGCACTCCCACGGCATTTCTGTCAAACACGCAAACCTGTGCCCTCGGAACGCATACGGTCAACTACAAGCGCACCGGAGTCGGGGGCGGCGCAAACGTCGCCATGATCGATACCTACAATTCCTCGGTCAAGGCCGTAAGAGTCCTCAACTGCGGCGCGTCCAGCGCGACGGTTAGCGATATTGCCACCGCGACGGCCGTGTACTCATCTCTAAATGCCATTGCGGCCATGGCCCCGGATCTCGTGGTCTGTGCGGTCGGCGGCAACGACTGCTTGGCATCGACCTCTGAGAGCTCCTACAAAACCGATCTTCAGTCCATCGTGACTGCGGTTGGGCCGGGCAAAATCATCCTGGCGTCCCATACGCCGGTTAATGCAAGCGGAGCCGGCGGTGAGGCTGCGCGGCAGACATATACGCGATATACGCGGGATGTTGCAGTCACAAACAATGTGCCGTTCGTGGACTTGACGGCACTGCAAGGCACCTTTTCCGACAATAACGCGGCCGGTCTCATGGCGAACGGCAACCACATGAACGACTACCACAGCATCACCAATTATCTGGCGCGGGCGGTGATCGTCTAATGACCATCGCATTTGTTCTCGCTAGCTCGGATTGCGGTCCGATCATCGTCAATCGTCTGGACTATAACACGTCGTTCAATGGTCGAATGTATGGTGTTGGCTATCAGATTATGGAGAAGGGCGCCTACGACCCGGACGAGGTCGAGACTATCCTGGCCCTGCTTCCTTGGCTGAGGAAATATCGGGGCGATGGGGTCGTTGCGCTGGATTGCGGCGCCAATATCGGTGTTCATACGCTCAACTGGTCCGCGCTAATGAAGGGATGGGGCAGCGTTATCGCTGTCGAAGCACAAGAGCGGATATTCTATGCATTGGCCGGCAACATCACGCTGCACAACGCGTTCAACGCCCGCGCTATCTGGGCTGCGGTGAGCAACGTAGATGGATTTGTCGATATTCCAGAGCCGGACTATCGTAAGCCGTCGAGCTTCGGCAGTTTCGAACTGAAGGAGCGGCTTGGGAACGAGAATATCGGCCAGCCGATCGACTACAGCAGACCCCAGTCCCGGGTTCGGAGCATGGCGATCGATTCGGCCGGGCTCGATCGCGTTGATCTGATCAAGCTGGATATCGAGGGCATGGAGCTCGAGGCGCTCGCAGGCGCCGCGAATATCATCAAAGCGCATCGCCCGGTGCTCTTCATCGAGACCATCAAAGTTGACAAGGTTCACCTTGAGAGGATCCTGCGCGATCTCGGCTATCGTTGCTACGCGCACGGTATGAGCGTGCTCTGCGTTCACGCCGACGATCCTATTGTCGATCACGTGCGAATGGAGAAGGGAACATGATCGACACCGTCGCGCGATACAAGTCATTAGCCGAGGCACTACTGCGCGAGCCCGATAATCCCGAGCATCTGGTCAGCCAGTTCGCGTTGCTGTCCGACGACGGTGATCGGTCCAATGCAGCGCACTACCTCTACCTGGCGCAACGGGCCTACAGTGAGGCGCCGGACAATATCAATATCGCGTTCAACTATGGCTCGGCGTTGCAAAGAGCGGGCAAATTCGCCGACGCCAAAGATATCTATCGCTGGTGTGTTGCCCACGCACCGGAAGAGTGGCTGACGCGGTGTCTGCATCATCTCGGCGTCGCGTATCGGGCGCTCGGCCAGAATGAACGCGCCATCGAGTACTACGATCGAGCGATTTTGCGAGATCCTGATCCCAACTATCGGAAGGACCGCGCTCTGGCCAAGATGGCGAATGGCAGGCTCCGCGAAGGGCTGGAAGAGTTCGAGTGCCGGCGCGAGATCGCCGAGCTGCGGCTTGCCGCGAACAATGGAGAGCTGGTCGCGCAGCAGCGTCTGCCGGACGGCGTAGTCCATTGGCGCGGCGAGGATCTCACCGGCAAAACACTCGTCGTCTATCACGAGGAAGGGACCGGCGACTTCATTCAGTTCTGCCGGTTCATTCCACGACTCCGCGACACAGGCGTTGCGAGGATATTGCTGACGGGTCCGGTATCGGGAGCTCTTGAATTGGTAGCAGACCAGATCGCGGTGGACGGCATTGTTCCGCTTGCGGGACCTCTTGGAGGCGACTACGTCACGGGCTCGATGTCGTTCCCGTGGCGGCTCGGTATCGACTATAGAGATGTCTTGGGCAGCCGGTACATGGACGCTATACCGGCCACGTTTCCTCGCCGCGGGCGCCTTAACGTTGGTCTGGTGTGGCGCGGCAATCCGGCTTACGGGATGGACGTCCATCGTTCGATGCCGTTCAGCGAACTATGCCCGTTGTTCGATCTGAACGGCGCGGCTTTCTATTCGCTGCAAGTTGGGCCTGCGTCGGCGGAGTTTGGTCGCCTCGGTTTTGATGGCTTTGTCGCCGACCTTGCGCCCTTTGCCCGAAATTGGCGAGCGACAGCGCGGCTAATCAAGCGCCTCGATGTGGTCGTGACAGTCGATACGGCCGTGGCGCATCTGGCGGGTGCGCTCGGCGTTCCGGTCCTGATGATGGTCACTAAGGCCAGCGATTGGCGTTGGGATCGCAATAGTGAAAAGACGATCTGGTACGATTCGATGCGGGTCTACCGTCAGAACGACCAGGACGATTGGCGCCCTTGCGTGCAGCGGGTGCGAAAGCGTTTGAAGGAGATTCTCGATGAGCCAGGACGAGATTCAAGAGACCGGGCAGGACAAGATACAGGTGACAATAAATCGCGGGCTTCGAGCCACTCAGTTGCTTGAAAACGAGGCTTTTAAAGATGCGACTGGCGCGCTCGCCGAGCAACTGATGGACCGCTGGCGGGTTTCAAGCGATCCGGTCGAGCGAGAACGAATTTGGCTATCGGTGAACCTGCTTGACCAGATCAAAGCCAAGCTCGCGATTGCTGCCAACAACGGCAAGCTTGCCAAGAAGGAGCTCGACGAGCTGGTCACCGGGCGGCGATCGCGTTTTGGACTGGCCTGAGGTTCCGAGCATGTTGATGGACCTTGTAAACACCTGCTCCGTCTTTGACAGAGATCGGCAAATCGGTCAGTAATAAATGCAGCATGAGGTTTTGCGTCCCGGTCCAGGCGGCCGGGATTTTGTTACCAGCACTGACAGCACTCCGCAGGACGTGTGCGCTGCGACGGCGCCCCCTGCAAGACAATCCGAGCCGCAAGGCGAAGACGCCACCCTCCCGCAGGAGATCACCACTCACGCGGAAGCCCCTGGCGAGACGCACGAGGCGGGCCCGGCCGCGAGGCCGTCCATCCCGCCTCCGAGGTCTTGGACGAAGGACGCAAGAGCGCACTGGCAGACCTTGCCTCACGAGACGCAAACCTATGTTGCGGCTCGCGAACAGGAACGCGAGCGCGAATTGCGCCGGAGCCAAAATGAGGTTGCTGCGAAGCTCAAGAGCTTGGCAAGTGAAGAGCAAGCGGCCGAACAGGCAAGGCGACGGTACGAGGCCGCACTACCGGCCTTTCTGCGAGCACTGCAGAGTCTCCATGCGACCGCATTCGCGGACATCGCTTCTGTGGTAGATGCGAACAAACTCGCAGTGGAAGACCCGCAGCGGTTCAAGCAATGGCGAGCCCATCGAGAGCAGATGGAAACGCTGGAGCTTGAGTTGCGACAGGCGACGCAGCGTCAGGCACAAGACAGCCAGGCAAGATGGGCCGCGTTCACGACCGAACAGGACCGGCTTTTCCTGCTGAAAGCGCCCGAGCTGTCAGATCCTGCGCGTATGCGGAAAGCAATTGTTGCTATTGTTGGCGCTCTCAAGAACATTGGATTTGACGAAAACGAGCTGGAGCAGGCGTGGACAGGAGAGCGGTCTGTCTCTCTTCGCGACCATCGCATCCAGAGGCTGGTTTTCGAGAGCGTTCGATACCGCGAGCAGATCGACGTCACGGCAGCCGCAAATGGCAACGTGCTCGATTTTCCGTCGCCTGTCCGGCGGCTCGCTGCAGCCTCCGCTCAAAAGGCCCTCGCGCTCGACAAGGGCGCGATGGCGTTCATCCGAACCATCGAACAGCAACTCGCAACTGCAAGCGGGCTTGCCGCGGTGAAGCTCGGTGCAATTCTCGCCGCGCTGAAGCAGCACGTCCCGCCAGCTGTAAAGGCTTAATCATGGCACTCGCCACCTCTGCCTTCACGACCTACGCCGCATTCGGCAATCGTGAAGATCTGTCCGATACCATCTGGAGAATTGATCCGACCGATACTCCATTCTATTCCGGCCTCGAGCGTGAGAAGGCCGTTGCCGTGAACCACGAATGGCAGACTCAAGCGCTCGCTCCGGCTGCGAGCAACGCCCAGCTTGAGGGCGATGACAACGTGACGCCGAACTTGGTGACGCCGACATCGCGCCTTGGCAATGTCACGCAAATCCAGACCAAGATCGCGCGAGTCACCGGCACCCAGATCGCAGTCGAGCACGCCGGTCGCGACGATGAAATGGATTATCAGGTCATGCTAAAGGGCCTTGAGCTCAAGCGTGACGCAGAGCTCGCCTTTGTCGGGTCCAACCAGGCAAGGACGGCAGGTTCCGCCACTACGGCGCGCACGCTTGCTTCAGTGTTGTCCTGGATCAGGAGCAACACGGACAAGGGAGCGGGCGGCGCAGATCCGGTACCGCCGCCGACATCGACAGAGGGAAGCACTGCGCGAACGGATGGCACGCAACGCGCATTCACTGAGGCGCAGCTTAAAGCCGTGATCCAGAAATGCTGGACGGCGGGTGGTAAGCCGGAAACCATCATGCTGGGTGCTTTTAACAAGCAGGCGTTCTCGACCTTTGTCGGCCGAGGTACACCGATGCAGGATCAGAGCCAGAAGAAGATCACGGCGGCGGCCGACGTCTATGAATCCGATTTCGGACGTCTGAAGACCGTACCGAATCGCTTCATGCGGCCCCGTGACTGCTTGGTATTGCAGATGGACTTGTGGGCTTCGGCCGCCATTCCGGGACGTAACTTTGTGACGTTCCCGTTGTCGAAGACCGGCGATACCGAGCGCAAGCAGATCCTGGTTGAACACACGCTGGTGTCCCGCCAGGAAGCGGGTTCCGGCGGGGTCTTCGATCTGACCACGTCGTAACGGGTAGCGTCATCGGGTCTTGAGGCCGCCTTTGGGCGGCCTCTTTCTTTTCAGGAGAAAGCAATGGCTCTTCCCGTCACTCACCGCTTTGACGAACGTATCATTCAGACCACCGCAGCGAGCGTGACGAACGGCGTCGCAGGCGTCGCGCGTGCGCCGTGCCGTGGTCAGATCACTGAAGTCGGAACCGTGATCGGCTCGGTGGTTTCAACCGCGGACGCGACTTGTACCACCAGCATCGCCGGCCTCAGTATCACCGGAGGTTCGTTCGTGATCACGCAAGCGGGTTCCACGACTGGCGATCTGGACAATGCGCTGCCGACAGCAGCGAACGTTTGTAATGAAGGTGACGCGATCAAGTTTGCCTTCAGTGGCACCGGGACAGCGGGCGGACATGTCTACTGCTACGCCGTTTTGAGGCCGATCTGACACTGACGGCCGGTCCGCGAGGGCCGGCCGACTTTCTTGGATTGCTGTTTGGGAACTCCATGAGCGACGTCATCACCGTTCCACATATCGATCGTTCCGAAAAATTGATCCACTTTGCGCGGTGGCAAGATGTCGAAGGAATCATTGAAAACAACAAGCGCCTGCAAACGATGCCGCAGAAATGCGACTGGGGCCGGCATGTTGCGTCGATTCCCAATGTCATTCTTGAGCAGTGGCTTAACGAAGAGTACCGACGCGGCAACATCAGTCTCCGGCCGTATACCAAGGATTTCGACGCGGTCATCGAGAAGAAGTTGCAAGATCCAGACTGGCGCTGGCTGAGAACCGACAAATGAGCATCAGCACTTACAACGAATTGAAGGCCGCAATCGCGAGTTGGCTTGCCCGCGATGACTTGACCGCATTCGTCCCGGACTTCATTACGCTATTCGAGGCCTCGGCGTGCCGCGAGCTCCGTGTGCGTCCGGCCGAAGCCGCGGCAACTATAACGCCATCGTCCGGGACGGCGGCGCTACCAGCAGATTTCCTGGCCGTGCGGCGGCTGACCTGGACCGGGTCGCTAAATCGCGACCTGGAATATGTGCATCCGGTTTGGCTTGCGCAGAATTATCCCACGTCGGCCGCCGGCACGCCCGCTGTCTACACCATCGAAGGCGGCACGCTGAGGGTACGGCCCGTCAGCGACAATCCGCTTGAAATTCTTTATCGCGCCAAGACTCCTGCGGTCAGCAGCGCGCTGAATTGGCTCTTCACCAATCACCCCGACGTCTATCTCTTTGGGGCACTCGCTGAGGCTTCCATGTTCAACAAGGATCCTGAGAACGCTGCGCTGTGGGAAGGCCGCCGCGATAAGGTCTACCAGAGCATCAAGGGCGCAGACTTTCACTACCGCGAGCTGGGCGCGCCGCGGGTGATAGGGTGGACGCCCTGATGCCGCTTGTCAGTTTTGGGCCCTATCGCCCTGACGTTTCGGACTATCAGGGCGCGCACACCAGGACCGTCCTAAACGTCGTCCCCCGTGGCGATGGATATGGACCGTTCCTGGATTTCGTAGACTTCACTTCCGCTGTGCCATCGGGCTGTCGTGGCTATTTCTATGCTCGGAAAGCGAATGGAACGGTTTCGGTCTTCGCTGGTACGTCGAGCAAGCTTTATAACCTGAACAATACGACCGGCGCATGGACCGACGTAAGCAAAGGCGGCAGTCCTTACGCAGCGTTATCCAACGACGCCCAATGGCAATTCGCCCAGTTCAACAACTTTGTGTTCGCCGTTCAGGCTAACACGCCGCCTCAGGTCTTCGATCTTACGTTATCGAGCGCATTTTCCGATCTGAGCGGATCGCCTCCGCAGGCTGCATATGTGACGATCGTCAATCGCTTTCTTGTGCTGTCGGGCATGGCGTCGCCGAACGTATACCGCATCCAATGGTCGGGCCTCAACGATACGACGCAATGGACGCCCGGCGTCAACCAATCCGACTTTCAGGACTTGGCTGACGGCGGGATCGTGCGTGGGGTAGCCGGCGGCGAATTCGGCATGATATTGCAAGACGCTTCGATCCGCCGGATGACCTACGCCCCGGGCTCGCCCTACGTATTTGGCATCTCGCGAGTTGCACAGGATGACGGGCTGTTCGCGCCATACTCTCTCGTCAATGCGGGAGACCGCATCTTTTTCTGCTCCCCGCAGGGTTTCAAAACCCTTCTGCCAGGCGGCAATCCGCAGCCGATCGGCAAGGAACGCATCGATACCACGTTCTTTGCTGACCTCGACCAGGCCAATCTGCAGATGTTTATTGGTGCCAATGATCCGCGTACCACACGAGTCTATTGGGCCTATAAATCTCTGACCGGTGTCAGTGGCAGATTCGACAAGCTCTTAATCTATGATTGGGCGCTGGACAACTGGAGCAGAGTGTCGATTTCGGGTGACTACATCGCCTCGCTCTCAAGGCCCGGTGTGACGCTCGAAGCGATTGATACGGTTTACGGCGCTAACCTCGACACACTGCCCCTGTCATCCTTGGACGACATTTCAAATGCTGCGCTGTCAAAAATCTCCGCGATCTCAACTTCGCATAAAATGGGATTCTACACCGGTCCGGCATTGGAGGCGACGCTGGACACCCCGGAGCAGGGGCTTGATGGCCGGCGCATGTTCATTCGTGGGTTCCGCCCTGTGACGGACGCCGCAACAGCTTATGGCTCCGTTGTCTCTCGAGAGACTGTCCAAGCATCGGCAGCAACCAGCGCAGAATCGCTGGTGAACGCGATGGGCATTTGTCCGCAACGGGTTTCGACGCGATATGCGCGTGGGCGCCTTCGCATTCCGGCGGGAACGTCCTGGACATTCGCTGCCGGTATCGAACCGGACACCGGCCAGGAGGGGGGACGATGACGGTTGGCTCTGGCCTGTCGATTTCTGAACAAGAACAGGATCAACAACGGCAAAACATCATCCTCCGGCAGTTGATCGAGGGCCGCTCCAATGCGGTCGGCCAATGTACGCTCGCCGCCAACGCGACCAGCACCACGGTTTCTGCGATCAATTGCGGTGCGAACTCGGCGGTGCTTCTTTTTCCCAAGACCGCACACGCTGCTGCCATCTCTGCGTCAACCTATGTTTCCGGCGTGTCGGCGCGGCAGTTCGTGGTGGTGCACCCGAGCAACGCCAACACTGACAAGGATTTTTACTTTGTCTGTCTTGGCTGAAGCAGTCTGCGTCGATCCACGGCAAGTCACCTGCATCTGGGAATGCGTGAAGCACTGGATCAGACGCGCCATGGAGCGCGGCGACCTCGGCATATTCGATGAAGTCGAAGACGATGTAATGACCGGCCAGGCGCTGCTTTGGCTTATTTGGAAGAAGCCGGAGATTCTGGGCGCCGCTGTGACGCAGATCGTCGCGACCCAGCGGAGCAGGATCTGCATCATCGTCGCGTGCGGCGGAAAGAACATGCGGCTCTGGCTGCCGCTCGTTGAGAAAATTGAGAGCTACGCGCGGAGTGAGGGCTGCGACGCAGTCCGCATTCTCGGGCGCAAGGGCTGGATGCGTATGTTGAAAGGCTACAACGCGCCGGCAGTCATCCTGGAGAGGCGGTTTTAAAATGGGCGGTACATCGAAGACTACGCAGCAGACGCAGCAATCGTCGACCACCAACCCTTGGGAACCGACACAAGGCATCCTCAAGGACATTCTGAATGGTGTACAGGGCCAAGTCGGAAACTACCAGCCGACCTCGGCGGAGACGAGCGCGATCCGCCAACTCGAAGCCAATGCGCAAAACCTGCCGAACTACACGCCGCAGGCGACGAGCCTTGCGAATGACTACCTGACTGGCGGTCCGGACCGCACCGGCATTGTCGGGGATGCGTACAGCGCGTCGAAGGCTGCCCTCAGCCCCTATCTCAGTCCGGACTGGCTCGATCCGACCAAGGTGCCCGGCATCGCAGCGGCGCTCGACACCGTCCGCAACGACGTGACGAATTCGGTCAACAGCACCTTTGCAGGCGCAGGGCGCGATCTTTCGGGGTTGAACATGCAGTCGCTCGCGCGCGGCATTGCGCAGGGCGAGGCGCCGGTTCTGCTCGACGCGTACTATAAGAACGCCGGATTGCAGCAGAATGCCGCGACCGCGCTGCCGGGTATCGCCAATTCCACCGCCACGACGCAATCTGGCCTCGATCAGGCAAGCCTTGCCAATCGCACGCAAGGCTTGAATATCGGAATCAACACTGTGCCGCAGGCGGCGAATGCCAGCGCGACCGGCGTTCTGAGCGCCGAAAACCTGCTACGGACGCTGCCGTTGCAGAACCTGCAGGCGCTCGCGAGCCTCGTCGTTCCGATCGCGGGGCTTGGCGGACAGTCCTCCGGCACCAGCAACACCGTTGGCACGCAAACGCTGTCGCCGGTGGAAACCGCGCTGAAGTGGACCAGCGCGATCCGAAATCTCCTGCCCGGGTCTTACACAAAAGGTTGAGACTGGGCTTACTAACCCTCCTAATCGACTAACGTCCTAACCCCGGCCAAGCCGGGGTGCTTTTTTTTGAGGAGCTGTCTTCATGGCCACCGCCGGTGTCCCACTCTGGTCAACCACCGCTGCGACCAATGCGACCGCCGATCCAGCGGTGAACTGGGCCGAAGGCATGGCCCCGTCCGCGGTGAATGATTCTGCTCGCGCCATGATGGCGTCGGTCGCGAAATGGCGTGATGACTTGTCTGGCATCACTACTACAGGATCGTCGACAGCCTATGCTGTGACGACAGGCGCCACGTTTGCGTCGGCAGCCGATATGTCCGGGATGATCTTTTCTATGATCCCGCATACCACCTCGGGTGCGTCCCCCACGCTATCCGTGGATGGTCTCACGGCTCGTGCCATAAATGAATCGACAGGCGTTGCCATGACCGCCGGCGCGTTGCTCGCCGGCACGCCATACCTTGTCAAATATATCCATTCGTCAACAGAGTTCATCCTGCTCGGCCGTACCAATATCTTCACAACGATCAAGGCGACCAGCAACATCATTGCTGCGCCTGGAACGACAGCCGGGCGTCCGAGCGCAGTTGCGGGCGGCTTTCGCTTTAACACGGATACAGGCCTTCCTGAGTTCAGCGACGGAGCAAGCTGGTTCCCGTTGATCACGACACTAGCTGGTGCTCAGACGCCCTATGGCGCTATCATCAACGGAACGATCACTGCGACCGCGAACAGTCCAGTTTCGAATGCCATCAAGTTTGAGCTGAAAACGCTGGCAGGCAATACGCCATCTGCGTCTGATCCGGTGCTGATTGCATTCCGGAACTCAACGGCAGGAATCGGAAGTTACGTCTATAAAACTGTGACCGCAGCTGTATCCCTCACGATTTCGTCGGGCTCCCAACTTGGAGTGAGCACCAATAACGTTGCATTCAAGCTTTGGCTTGTTCTCTTCAACGACGCCGGGACCGTGAAGCTTGGCGTCATCAACTGTGTTTCAGGAACTAACATATATCCGCTTGGGAAACTCCCGGTCGCCCAGGCGACTGCAGAAGGCGGAGCTGGGGCCGCCGACAGCACTCAGACGTTTTACACTGATGTCGCCATTTTATCTGACACACCATACGCTATTCTTGGATATATATCCTACGAATCCGGCTTGGCGTCGGCCGGTGCATGGGCCGTAGTTCCTACGCGCATTCAGCTTTTTGGCGCCGGCATTCCCCTGCCTGGAACAACTATTCAAACAGTAACATCGTCCACAACTAGCAACACGTCTACCAACACTGGCTCATATGTTGCGACGGCTCTCACGGCGAGCATTTCACCGACGAGTGCCGCAAATCTCGTAGATGTTCGTGCTTTTGGATCATCGGGCAGCAACGGCTCAACAGACGCAGCAGTGATCCAGCTCAGGCGAGGCACTTCGACAGCATTCGGCCCTGAGATTGCCTTCAGGAACTCAAACAACGTGACGGGCTATGCATCTGCCGCTGTCGAGGCTTGGGATGCACCAGGGACTACATCGTCAACCCTCTATACGGTCTATCTGAAAAGCTCCGGAACTTCGAATACTGCTCAGTTCCCTCAGAGCACCTTCGGAGCCTATATGACGGTACAAGAAGTGATGACCTAACCGTGCACGCTGTCGGTAGTGCCTTCTGTCGTGATGGGAAGCCAGTTCTGGACGTGAATGCCATCGATGATGGTCGCTGCGGTTACCCCGGGGTTGGTGCAAATGCTCAAAGGCGGCTCGGCCGACGGTGTCGTAAGGGACAGAATTCTCAAAATCCATCGTGACGTTGAGGCTCCCAAATAGGCCCTTTGCGGTCGCGACGACAGCGTAACTCGTCCTCGAAATCTCGGATGACGGCTTTCCCGGTCAATCCGAGCACGAGTGCGCCTGCGCACAACCGCGCCCAATGTATATCCGGCTTCCAAGCCTGCGAAAGTGGTTCTGAAGGATCAGGGGCGGATTCAGGAATTAGTATTTTCCAACAACACGATCGCTTGACGCTCCCAAGCAAGTTCTGACCCACGAGCAGCTTGCTCGCAACCGCACTGAGATCAAGGCCGTGCCAGGTGACCACCCAAAAGTCCGAATAAATTGATTCCTCACGAAGAGGGCTAGGGGCTATTGGCGCTGCCAATGCGGGTGGTCGACGGCAATACTTCTTCCCACCAATGCAAGGGAGCTGAATATGACCGTGTTTATTGAATTCCTAGCGTTCGCTTGCGGCTATGCCGCTTCGGTCTACACGTGGGCCAAGGTCAAGGAATGGCTCAACGGCGCCGAGGCCGAAGTTGAAACTCTCAAAACCAAGATCGAAAACCTGAAAGGGAGGCTCTGATGCAGGCGAATTTCGATGAAGCGCTGCGCCGCGTTCTGGCTCACGAGGGCGGCTACACCAATCATCCTTCGGATCCGGGTGGTCCGACCAATTGGGGCATTACGATCCATGACGCGCGCGCTTATTGGAAGCGCGATGCGGACATCGACGATGTCCGCGCTATGCCCAAGGATGTCGCCAAGCGCATCTACAAATCCAAGTACTGGGACGTCATGCGCTGCGATGAGCTGCCGTCCGGTGTGGACTATGCGGTCCTGGATTTCGGCGTCAACTCGGGTATCTCGCGCTCGCTCAAGTTTCTCGAGGCGATTGCTGGTGTTCCGACGGACGGCAAGCCGGACGACACGCTGATCCGCACCATTGCAAACATGCCGGCAAAGCCGATCATTTCCGAGCTTTGCAACAAGCGTCTGGTCTTTCTCAAAGGCCTCAAAACCTGGCCGGTGTTCGGCAACGGCTGGGGCAGGCGTGTCTCGGAGGTGAAAGACGCGGCGCTGAAGATGGCCGACAATGTCCGAGTGCCATCGCCGTCGCCGCTGGAAGTGCCGAAGGGCAAGAGCGAGAGGCCCAATACGACGACCAAAGCGGCGGTTCGGTCGACGACGATCTGGGCGCAGATCGCGACCGTGTTGACGGCGCTCGGCGGCGCGTTGACCGATTGGCGCGCGCTGGCCGTGATCGTGGTGGCGGCGCTCGCCGGCTATGTGATCTGGGAGCGGATGAAGCGGCCCGACATCAGCGGAGTGTTCCAATGATGTGGCTGTCGCTGATCACCCCGATCCTCAACGGCCTGGTCACGGCCTACAACAAGTCCAAGGACGTGACGATCGCGACGGTGCAGGCCTCGGTCGGCATCGCCGGCGCGCAGGCGCAATACATGACGGCGGTGCTCGGCCATCCGTTGTCGCCGGCGAGCATCTGCTGCTATGCGCTGGCGATCTGGTTCTTCAAGGCGGTGGCCTGTGACAAGGTGATCGGCCCCGCGTTCGGTTATCAATGGTCGACGGATGCGCTGACCGGCGGCACCAAGGAAATGGCGATGATCGTCGCCTCCGGCATGTTCTTCAGCGGCATCGCCAACATCCTGAAGCGTTGACGTCATGAGCCCCGACCTCGGCGAGCGCGTCGCCGTGCTCGAAACCAGCATCAAGTATCTCACCGAGCAGCTCGAGGACACGCATCGCAAGGTCGAGGAGATGCATGCGGTGCTGCTGCAGGCCAAGGGCGCGAAGTGGGTGCTCGTCGGCACCGCGGGCATCATCGGTTTTCTGGCCGCGCTGACGGCGAAGCTTCTGCCGTTGAACGGTATCTTGCCGAAATGAGGTGCTGAGCCGGCGAGCACGCGCTGTAAATATGGAGAACAGGCGATGCTTCGCGCCAGGTATCGACGAGAAAAATTCAGAACGAAATGGCTGGCGCCGCGTGTGAGGCTCTTCACCGTTGTCAGACGCCTCGATTGCGACGAGGAAGACTGGGATCCGGACATCGGCCAGCCGAATGAGCGTGTCGAGGCGGTGCAAGGCCGGCCTCAAAGCTAGGCATCGGTGCGTCTGGCGCGTCTGCTGTGTCCCCAATCCCTCCGGTATCATCGTCTTCGTTCCGGCGGCACGGCCGCGTGTCCAGTCGCGCGCCGTCTGTGCCCGCCTTTTCATTGAAAACTGCGTATCCAGCAAAGGAGCAGCCACATGGCTGGCCGTAACTCGCGGACGCTGCCGGGCAGCGGAATTCTCGGTGGGGTTACAATTAGCACTGACGATGCGAATTCGGGTGCCCCCGAAACTGAATTCGAGTCGCCGTGGGGCCGAGCGCTGCGTGAAGCAGTTGAGCGGCACACAGGCGTTAGTGCCAGTAGTCTCAGGCTTTGACCGACCGGTGGCGGCAGCCGCCTGCGCCGCCGTAGATGTCGCAGAAGCGGACGATCGGGCCTGAGCCATATTATGCGTTGCATCCCGACGACATGTATCCGGCCGTCAGAATCGGTCGCGCGCTCATCAACCACTACGCCGACTACTTCGATCCGTGGACCTACGACGCGCAAGGCCGCCGCGTGGCCGATACGCCTGCGGCTTATACGCCGAACGCCGCCGGGAAATTGCCGCCGACGCGCAAGCCGGAATGGTGGCCGCTTGTCCGCCGCGTACGGCGCCAGCCGTCTGTGCGCCTTTCATCGAAACAGTGCATCAAACAAAGGAGCAGCCCCATGGCCGGCCCCAACTCATGGATATTGCCCGGTAACGGCATTCTCGGCGGCGTGTACGTTGGACCACCAAGACCTGACGATCGCAATTCGGAGCCTGAAACGCCTTGGGCGAGGGCTCTGCGTGAGGCGATGGAAAGGCAGCCGCCCGGTGAAGCCGAGCGCCTGGGGACGGTGGCCGAGCAGATTCGCGCAGGTGCGAATTCCGGCAATCCGTTGGCGCGTCCGGCACAGGCTTTGGTCAACTGGATGCGGCAGCCGTCTCCGCCACCGCAAATGTCGCAGAAGCAGATGATCGGGCCAGCGCCATACTACGCGCTGGATATCGACGACCGGTATCCGAATGCGAAAATCGGGCGCGCGATCATCAACCACTACGCCGACTACTTGGACCCATGGACCTATGACGCGCAGGGGCGTCGCGTGATCGACACGCCTGCGGCCTATACGCCGAACAACGTCGGAAAACTGCCAGAGACTGAGAAGCCGTGGTGGTGGCCGATGGTCGGGGGCGTCGATCTCGGCTCGAATTTTGTCGGGCTGGGAGCGGGGACCAATCTGGCCAAAGCGGCGACGGTTGGCGGAAGGGCGGCTTTCGCCGCGCCAAAGGCTGCAGTTGCCGAAGCCGGGATGACCGGCAAGCTGCTCAACGCGGTCCGTGAAGGTCGGCTTGCGGAGCTTGCGAGCGAAGGCGCCGAAACGTTGGCAAGCAGGTGGGCGAGCATGTATAATCCTCCAGCCAAAACGCCTCGACCGTTCGAGGCTGATTATCCGCGGGGAGCGCCTGCCGATGCCGAAGGACGACTCATCCAAGACATCGAAGGCCGACCCCTCACAGCCCGGCACGTCGTGGGTCGACAAGTTTATGGCGGAACAGACGTTGCCTTACCGCAAGCGGAACTTCCCGCAGTGGCGGAGGGATCGGCTGGCGCGGTCATTACGGACGTTGCGCCGCGAACGCTCGGAAAAGACCTCGGCCGAGTCGTAAAAACAACAGATCGGCGCTCCGGTAATTCGGAGTATGAAATTTGGGTGCGCCGCGGCTTGAGCGCACGCGATGTGCCTTTGGTTACTGCGCATGAAGTGTCTCATTTGATTGATGACTTGGCCGGAAAAATTCCAACGGACGGCCTTTCTCGCGAACTCTACCAAGTCTACAACACCCTCAACACCGGCAAAGAGCGGACGCGGAATCTGACGAGGCCGCGAGATATTGGCTATAGCGAAAGCGAAGAGCCGGGTGAATTGATGGCCGAAGCGGTCCGCGCCTATATGTGGGACCCGAACTACCTCAAGACTGTTGCGCCCAAGACCGCGGCGAGGATTCGCGAGTTTGTAAATGCGAACCCGCAGCTTTCGAAGGTTATTCAGTTCAACGCGATCGGAGGCGCGGTCCCGTTCATACAAGGGCAGCAACGGAATGCGAGCGGCGTCGAGGATAGGCAGTGACCGGTCTCCGAAGCTTCCCCCTGGATCTGTGATATTCGATCACGATCCTCCAGGTCACGTCAGTGTCCGGGGATTGTCACCAGAGCAGCTCATGAATTTGGTGCGCCAGGTTAAGAAGTTTGAAAAATGACATCCAGCACAAGCAACGAGGCAGACGTCACCCCTGAGGCGGTCATTGTCTTGCTTGCAAGCATGACACCATGTCGGAAATCCGGAAGATATTGTCCTCCAAACCAGCGGTCGACAAAGCGACGTGGGGTTGTGAGGTTTGGAAATATCCAGGGGGAGAATGGGCAATTCCGGACCGCTTGTCCTTTGAGGCATATGTGGAGGCCGAGACGAAAACTGGCGATGTGTTTTACTGGTCGTTGACCTTACGCTCCAATCGGGAAAGTGGACGTTGAGCCGGGATATCGAAAGACAGGAAAAGTACGGGCCGGGTTCAATACGTGACTTCGAATCTGTCACGTATGAGAGCTTCAGCGCATTGCAGGACGGATACGTCCCTTTGATGAGCGAGTTTGTCCGCTCGGCAGAGAATTTCGCGTTCCCGTCTTAAAGATCGTCGACGGCACCCATCGCCCTGAGAAGAGACTGCAAGGTGTCAATGACCACAGCGCTACTTCCGCAGAACACGAACAACGACTGGCCAAACCTCTACATCACCGACGACCGCGGCAAGCTGCTTGCCAATCTCGCCAATGCGCGGACCATGCTGCGCACCGATGCGGGCCTCTTCCACGCGCTCGCCTATGACGAGATGCTGCGCATGCCGATGCTGCTGCATCCGATCGGCCTGCCGCTCACCGAGATGACCCCGCGGCCGCTGATCGACAAGGACATCGCCGACATTCAGGACCATCTGCAGCGTACCGGCCTGAAGCGGATCGGGCGCGACGATGTGCGTCACGCGGTCGAATCGCACGCGATGGAGCATTCGTTCCATCCGGTGCGCGACTATCTCGAGGCGCTGAAGTGGGACGGGCAGCCGCGGCTGAACGTCTGGACGGTGACCAGGCTCGGTGCGGAGCTGACCGACTACAATGAGGAGGTCGGCAGGATGTTCCTGATCTCCATGGTGGCCCGCATCTTCGAGCCAGGCTGCAAGGCCGATCACATGCTGGTGCTGGAAGGAGCGCAGGGTGCGCTCAAGTCGTCGGTTTGCGCGGCGCTGGCCGGGGAGTGGTTTTCCGACGGCCTGCCGGACATCGGCTCCGCCAAAGATGTGAGCCAGCACCTGCGCGGCAAGTGGCTGATTGAAGTGGCCGAGATGCACGCCGTCAGCAAGGCCGATGCGTCGTTGCTCAAGTCGTTCATCTCGCGCACCGTGGAGCGCTACCGGCCGAGTTACGGCCGGCTCGAGGTGATCGAGCCGCGGCAATGCATCTTCATCGGCACGACCAACAAGCAGGCCTATCTGCGCGACGAGACCGGCGGCCGGCGGTTCTGGCCGATCAAGACCGGCCGCATCGACCTCGACGGCCTCGTTGCAGACCGCGACCAGCTGTTCGCCGAGGCGGTCGTGCTGTACCACGCCGGCGTGCCGTGGTGGCCCGACAAGTGTCTCGAGCGTGAGCTTATCGCGCCCGAGCAGGCGGCCCGCTACGAGAGCGACGCCTGGGAGGAGCCGATCCGGACTTATCTTGCGGGTGTCGAGCGGACGACCACCGCGAGCGTGGCAACCAGTGCAATCGGTTTGAACCTCGGCCGCACGACGATCCCTGAGCAGCGGCGTATCGCTTCCATCATGACGGCACTCGGTTGGCAGCCGCGAAGGGATCGGAACGGCCGGTGGTGGGCGAGGCCGGCGTGACGCCGTGACACCGCGTGACACCATTTCTCAATAGATTCCTTCTGAAGGCTGAGAGGGGCTCTGTGGGAAAATGGTGTCATCCAGTGTCATCTGTCATGGGGCAGCTCGATCGTGGTGGGACAGGTCAGGCGCTTGGCGCGACGGGCTATATCTCGACGAGATTTCAGGGGTCAAAGACAACGCGAATTCCAAGCTGATGTCGCGCGACAATGCTGTCGACTTCACGTTGGCTTCGAGGATAAGAATCAAAGGATATCTTTGATTTGAAGTGGTCGCCGTAGTTTTTTGGATTCCACATCCATAAAATTTTTGCCGGGTCTGTTTCTTTCATCAAGGCAGAGCGCACCTTCTGCTTGGTGTAAGACGTTTGGGGCGCGTTGATGTACCGGCCGTCAAGCTCTCTTGCCTGGAAGAACGTTCTGTTCAATTCGTCCAATGCGCAAAAGGAATCCACCACCGGTTCTTTGGCAGGCGCCCCGTTCTGATCGAATCGTTTCCGGGACTCCTGCTGCTGGCCAGAGCCACGACACCAAGGGTTCACAGCCTTTCCGAGAAGCGTATCCCGGCCGCGCCACGCGACGATTGTGTCCTTCCGGACAACTGTCCGGTTTGCGACGAAGACGTAATCCGCGCAGGCTCCCAGGCAATAGCCATGGAGGACGACATCGACGTTCTTCTCACGCAGGATGTCCGACAACTGCATGGCGATGAAGGGGCTTCCTCCTTCGCTCCGCATAATGACACGGTCGCCCGCACTCAAGCGGCGAAAAGCGGAAAGGTCCAGGTTTGGTCCGATGGGCCCATCAAAGCACCAGGTCGCATGACTTATAAAGTCCACCCAATATGACCGAGTTCCTCCTCCGCAATTAACCAGGGGTGTCCTGTCGTCATCGGATTGCGCGCCTGCTTGAGTGGCAAGCGGAATCATCAGGATTACCATGGCAAAAGCGAAAACGATTGTGGAGGCGGCTTGTCGAGCAAGTATTTGGTGAGCGCCGAGCTTGTAATACGAGCGGAGCGGGAATTTGCGACAGGCATCAGTGCGCGTCCAATATTCCGTCATGTCCTTCTGTGCCAAATCTTGCTGCATCGTGTTCGCGCTTTTCACCGGGTCCCTCCTGACTTGAGCTTTCATCGGAGCTTCAAATGAAAACACGTAATTCTGTTCGCGATCTGGTGCCTCAATCGCCGGATGTTTCGGAAAGAATTCCGGATTTAGGTGAAGTCCTAGATCCGTATTTTAGGCAAAGATCGCGGAATAAATCTGGAACACCGTTGCCTGATCCACCGCCTGACATTCCTGTGCCGCGCCCGCGACCGTACGTTCCTGTATTGCCCGGATATAATCCATACGTTCCTGAGCGTGATTATCTCTTTGATCCGAACCAGCCTCTACATCCAGAATTTAATCCGTTCATACCCCGAAAACCTCCGTCGTTTCCGTCTGTCCCGAATCGTCAACCTCCGAGCGTTCCTGACGGCGTACCCGTAGGCGTTTCCGATCGTCTGCCGACGTTGCCGGGGCAGAGCCATCGGTAACCCCGGCGTCTTCGTTTGCTGACAGCGCACCGCATTGGCTCGCATCGTTGGCATCTCTACCGCCGCCTGCATCCACATCGAACGCACCGCCTTGGCGTGATCGGGGTCCGGTCGGCAAAAGCCTTCGACGTCTTCTGGGCATTCCGGAGTGAGTTGCTGGACGAGCCGGCGCGGTGTGGAGCGGCAACGGCTGAGAGAAGCCGATCGCACTTGTCTTTCGGGCGTCGCACGAACGGCCATCATCAGCGCGGTCGGCTTGAATCCCGACCGCGTCGGCATTCTGAAGCCCATTTGATGCGTCGAGCATAAAGGAAACCCGCGATGGGAAAAGATACGGTAAAATTGATACATCCCGACAGGACTCATGGATCAAAAACGACGCGAACTCCCAGCTTGTATTGAGCGACAAGGCGATCGACCTCCCGCTGGCTTTGCGGGTAGTCCTGGAACGACACTTTTGATTTGAAATAGTCGCCGTAGTTTTTCGGATTCCACATCCAGAAAACCTTTTTCCGATCTGGTTCTTTCATCAACGCCGATTGCACCTTCTTGTTGGTGTAATCGGTCTGGGGTTTATGGATGTATCCGCCGTCCAGCCCTCTTGACTGGAAGAACTCCTTGATCAGCTCGGTCCACTGACACCAGGGACTCATCGGCTCCTTCGTGGGCACGCCGTTCTCGTCGAATAGTTTCCGAGGTTCCCGCTTCGGATCTGGGCTGTGACACGAGACATACGACACCATTCCGAAGCGCGGGTCCAGGCCGCCGTTCCATGCGACAATCGTGTTCCTCTTCACAAACGTCCGGTTTGCGGCAAAGACGTAGTCGGCGCAGGCTCCCAGGCAATAATCGTAGAGGATGACCGTTACGCGTCTCTCGCGCAGGATGTCCGATAATCGCAACGCGGTGCCTGGATCTCCTCCCTTGCTTCGCATGACAACATAGGCGCCGGGATTCAGCGCGCTAAAAACGGAAAGGTCCAGGCCTCGTTCGATAGGACCGTCGAAGCATACGACGGCGCGGTGGTGGCCCAGCAACGCTGATATGTTGCTTCCTCGGCATCGAATCGTGAACCAATCTTCGTCGGATTGCGCACGCGTCTCCCCGGCAGGCGGTATGATCAGAATAACCAACGAAAAAAA